GATATAGGCGGTCAGGTTCTTCTTATTCAGTTCTTTCAAAAGTGATCTTTCCATGATTTCTGTGTTTTAATTATTTGAAATGAACAAATGGCAGAAGAGCCTTGATATCGGAATCCACATAGTAGGGAAGGAGTGATTCAATCACTGTTCCTTTCACCATGATGCCACAACCCTGATTATCTATATCAGTGGTAAGGTCAACACCTTGCATGGCAATCCCGGCAGGAGTGTACAGCGGGCTTACGCGGGTGTAATTCACACCAGCTTGGAATGTATCGCTCGCGGTGGTGAGTGTTGCTCCCGTCTGCTTATCATCCCAGTCGGTACCTTCACACACAATGCTTGAGAAGTCAATACCTTCGACGGTCGTAAGAGCACGGATCGCTGCCTGGATTGCTGCCACATTGTTTTTCGCGGCTGTTGAATTGGCAAGCGAGATGGTAAGTACTCCATCAGCATAGGCAACGGCCAGTGCATCTCCACCAGCCTGTGCGATAGTGAGTGTAATCCCGTTTTTCAGCGCGGGAGTATCTACTGCGGTGAAGGATACATCCAGATAATCACCACCGGTATCTTGGACCTGTGCCTTGGCGGCAGCTCCGCTGCCGGCCGTGTCCTCGGTTTCCACCTGGTATAGGATGGTGTCATCGGCATAGATAGATAGGGATCCGGAATCGAAGGCCAGCGTATCATAGGTTGATCCTACTGTGATGGTAGCGATCGTAAGGGCCACATGGCCATCCGAGATCACATCATCGACCTTCAGCTCATGCTCCGACTCAATACGGGGAGCTGAAGCCGTTCCTCCGGTAACAATTTTTGCAGTCTTGAAAAGGTGGTAGAGCCCATTTCCATCGGCTCCCACAAGTGCCCCTTCAAGCATGGAGGTGGAAACGGTCTTAAAATCATCAGGGTCGACCGTTCCTCCACCGGGAAGATCCTCAAGCACCTTCTCGATGCACAAAGATCTTTCAGTATCAGTTTCTGATTTTACATACATAACGAATGTTTTTGTTAGAATTAAGATTCTTTTCCTTCAGCGCCCTCTGGAAACTTATCATCGAGGAATGCATCCATGTCCGCATCTGTAGCCTCGCCTCCTAATTCCCCTTGTTCCCCGTCAACAGTGGAGTTCACGAACTCCTGTTTCAGTTCGAGGAATTCTGCTTCCAGCGCCTTGACCTGGTCTTCGAGTAATGTTTCCTCATCGTCCACATCAACCCTTTTGATCCACTTGTCTTGGTATTTCTCTGGAATCTTTGAGGCTTTCAGGAGATCCTTAGCTTGTGCCAGCTTACTGGATCTTTCCTTTTCCTGTTCCTGCTTAGAAAGCCGCTCATCGAGAGCATCCTGCTTTTCCATGAAGGACTTTGCCCAAGTGGGCACCTTCTCATCGTCCCCATCCTCTTTCTTCTTGGGCTCCGGGTCCGGTTTCTTCTTGGGATCTTCGATGATTTTGCCGTCCTTAATCTTGTGCTTCTTCTCGTAGTTCTTGACTGCGGTTTCTGAAGCCTCTGTAGCCCGGCGATCGGTTTCTGATTGGAGGAGAGTGTCAAAAGTGACCCCGCTGATTGCGGTCTCGATCTGATCCTCTTTTTCGACAGTCTTAGCTAGTTTTTCAGCTTGCCTGTCAAGGATTGCGTCCTGAACCCCTTTGAATTTGGTTTTCAGGGCGTCTAACAATTTTTGTTTCATTAGCGCTTTCTTATTAAAATATAAGAGCGCGCGTGACGTTTTGTCAGGTGAGTTTTAGGCTGGAAGATATGGAGCGTGTATCAACTTAGTTTGGTCCTTTCTAAAATAGCCAAGGTGGGTATTGTCATTACTCCGGTTCCGTACCTCATTGATTTTTTTAAGTTTACTCCTGAAACATGAGGCACAATAGTAATATTGTCTTTTGTTTCTTTCTCAATCCATCCAACCGACATGCAGATCATACTTTGGGGATATTTTATACTTTTGATCTTCCCCCACACACATGTTGATTCTTGATATGAATCAACCCACTTAATCAAATACAGTCTCTTTTTCATATTGTCAGGTGAGTTTTAGGGGTGTCAGTGTGCGGGTTCCTTTACCTTTTCAAAGTTTTTTAGAAAGTGCAATAATTCCTCTTTTGAGATTTCCTTATTGTCTAACCAAATCCTTCCATCTTCGGGACTTGTTTTTTCAAAAACAATCAGATGGAATCCCTGGTATTTGGTAATTGTATCATTCTTATAGTATTTGCCATCCGCTGTATGTTTTACCTCTTTTTTTGTATGCTCATGAACAACCTTAAATGTGCCTTTCTGATCGGGCGACATTTTTCCTTGATATCTTTTCTCTTCAATGAATATCCATTCGCCCGTTTTTTTATTACGCCACACATAATCAATATTATAAGCCCTATATCCAAAATAGCTATCCAATTCAGCTTGCTCTCTTAACCACAAACCGAATTCTGTTGAATGATTATCGTTGCGCTTTCGTGTCATTTAATTCTCCATACAATCAAATCACGCCACGTAGAAAGACATTGTTTGGCTTCTTTCGCCTTCTCAACCATTTGCGGCAAATACTGCTGTGTGCTATATGGTAGGATATACCGCATTTCGATGTTATATTTACTATTGATCATTTGATGTGCTTCAATAGCATGATCAGTCCATTGCCAGTCGTTTTTGTACTGTGTCGGTTGAATAACCAGCGCAATTCGCTCCACCTTCCAATCAGATAGAGATTTCAGCAACTTCCCCATTTGTGCGTTAAATTCATCCAGCGCCATATTGGAAAAGTCGGATGGCTTCATGGTATATTTACCTTCGGCTTGTTTCCAATAGGGAGGATCGAGAAATGCAAGTTTCGGCTTTGGTAATCCTTCCGGTAGGCCCGTTGTGATGTCGTGTGGTAAGATGTCTTTTTCACGTCCCGGCTTTACTTCCAAGTCGGTGCAGTAATAACGTCTGAACATCGACTTGCAGCTATCGACTGTGGTTCCACCACCCGCGAAGGAATCAAAAACGATATCCAATGGATCAGTGTGGTAATAAAGCAGGTTGTCCATATATACCTTAGGGAAGGCACCGAAATGTGAATCGGTCTGAACGTCCTGCTTATCCTGCTTCCAGAGGTTGTAGAGGAAGGGCTTGAAATTTTTAGCGGATTCGGACATTTGTCCGTTTTCGCTAAAACGTGTAATAATATCAGCAACGGTTCTTTGTGGTATTCCAACCGCCTCCGCAATGCTTTGCTGAGTGTTCCAGGCATGGAGGTACATCTCAACAATCTTTCGGTTACGTTCTTCTTCAAGTGCCTTACGCTGATTATCTGTCCAGCGAGTAATCGTCCGTTCATCAACGCTGAGAATGATAGCAAGCTCTTTACTGTTCATTTCACCAATCATCTCCTGTGCATACTTCCGCTTTTCGTCATTTGAAAGCTGCAACCCATGGTTGGCATTCATTTGATATGCCAGCTTTTTAAGCTGTTTTTCACTTTCTGTTTTAATGATTTCAACGCCGATTTCCAGTTCACCATTCAACTGGTGTGCTTTCCATCTGTGAAAACCATCAATCAATATTCGATGTTGGTTGATCTTGATTGGTGGTAAATATTCCAACGAATTTGCATACTTCTGGATGGTTGATTGGGAGGGTTCAAACCGAGGATAAAGATCTTCTCTGAAAACAATATCCGTCACCTTGATTTTGGTGGTACCATTCAATGATTGATTTTTCATTTTCTGTAAGTAAGAACCCCTCACTTTCAGAGATGCAGGCTCTTACTCACGAGGGGTCCTTATTAAAATGTTTTTACTGAGACCTGCATCCTCACTATAAAATATAAGCGAGGGGAGGAGTGTTAGATGTGGATAACTTTCATTGATATATACCCGTATAGTACATATATATATATTACCTTTGGGGATATGAAAGAGGAGTGGAAAGACATCATTGGTTATGAGGGATTTTATAAAATCTCAAACACCGGGAAGGTTCTAAAATTAGAGTCAAAAAAGAGGCTGATAAATGGTAATTATATGATAATGCCGGAAAAGGAACTCCTCATTAATGCAAATGTATCTTACCCATGTGCGTCATTAAATCGAAACGGAAAAATCAAATCATTCGTAATGCATCGATTAATGGCTATTCATTTTATTCCGAATGATGACCCGATCTTCAAAAGGGAGGTTAACCATATTAATAAGAATATTTTTGATTTCTCTTTGAAAAATCTCGAGTGGTGTACAAGAAGCCAAAATATGTTACATGCAAAGGGAGATTTAAAATCCCATGTTAATATCCTGATTAAAATGCCCAGTGACACACTTGAAGATCTAAAACAAATGGCCGTCAAAGCGGATAAGGACCTGAAGAACTATATCCAGGATTTATTGGTACAACACGTTAAAAAAGAGAAATGATGGAAACAATTAAAGTAAAAGCATACAGAGAATATTACAAGCGAGTATGGGAAGCCTTCACGGAGCTTAATGAAGCCATAAAGAATTCTCCCAAACACACCTATGTCCGCATTGATTTTCTCATGGAGCATGGCCGGGTAAAAAAAACAGATGTGGAGATAGCTATTAAATATCCGCTTATTGGCAACTCAAAGGATTTTATCGAAACCAAGAAGGAGAAGTGATGAAAATAGGATTATCGTTTTCTTATGGGGATAAGATTGTGTATTTTGATGATAAATGCACGTTTTTTTATATGACCGAATGGAATTATCCAGTCTTACCAAGGGTCGGGGAAAGCATTTATAGTGATGTTTTGCCAATAAATCCAATCTTAAAAAAGATGTCCGCAAATATATATGGGGTTGAATCAGCGGATGCTGACTTCCGTTTCTCTGAACCTCATTTTTGGATAAATGTTGATGATGTTCACTACGAAAGTGATGAAAATAAGGAAGGCAGTATAATAGCTTATTTACATTGCAGCATTGAAACCACCTAAACCACCACCTTCAGGTTCTTCCTGGGGATATACTTACCTTTCTTCAGGGTGAAGTTGTCCTCCAGCCAATAAGGAGGATTCTTCCAATTATTGAACTGTTGGGAGTGTTTGGCCACATAGGTTTTCGCTCTTGGAGGTATCGCTTTGATGTGTCCAGTCAGCGGAGTGTCGTGTTGAAGGTTTTCAACAAAGGCACCCTGTGAGGCGAGGATAGGAACAGTGTAGCAATAGCAGTTAGGATGCCAGCCACCGAAGACAAAGGATTTCGGGTACTGTCCCTGCAGGTCATCGCAAATATCATATTCAGGGTGTGAGGCTGACAGCTTCACCTCATATCCTTGGATAAAGTCCATTTTCTTCCATCGCTCCTGGTCACTCAACCGATAGGCCATATTCGTTTCCGTGCGGGTCACCCTTAAGGCGTTTTGATAGGCAGATCGATACTGTCCTTGACCCGGGTGATAGTTGGCCATAGGTCTACTCGGCCTGAGCTTTCCGGTCTCGGGATCCCGGACCCTGCGGAACCGTTTATCTGGATTCTGGAGTAATCCCCTCACATCGCGGGACATCTGAGAAGCACTCCGACCGGTACCCACACCTGATTGAAGGTAGAATTCTACATTCTCCTTAGCTTGCTCACATACATTCCATATACGTCCGGAAAGGTTCATATCACCTACACGCCTCTTTTGGAATGTATTGAGTGCATCCAGGTTGCGGGTAAAGAACCCCTCTTTGACAACATCAGATAGTGCCAAGCCTTTAATGTAGTCCTTCACCAATAAATCAGTTTTATCGGCTGCCAGGTTCCAGGCTACTGTTGATTGTGACAATAGATATGCCACCAAATCATCATGGAGGGTTAAAAGATGCTTATTGATGTTGCCTTCAATAGCCCTGTTTCGGTGCCACACGGCCTTCGATTTGGAAGGTTTGTATTTGGCTAGGGCGAGTGAAGACTTGGATACAAAGTCATTAAATATGGCCCCCAGACCGTTCTCCTGGGCCCAAAGTAGACGGGCTAACCTCTTCTCCCAGTCCTCGGGATCCCATTTATTCTTTCCGGGCATTATCTTTAGCCTTCTTTACCCCGGCGGGCTTCTTTGTAGCCGGCTTCTTCGCTGGGATCTTCTGAGAAATATTCAATACGGAGGCGGGATTAACACCCCACTCACCCCAAGCAGCCGTTTTGTTAGGGGCCGCCTCGCAGATCACCATCACCGCACCACACATCAACCTATCTCCGCTCTCCAGGGTCAGATCTACCGCATACTTCTGAGCAGCACTACTCACATAGGTGGAGGAGAAGATATTGAAGTCCTTAACCTTCGCCGTGGAGAATAGGGCCTCGATATTCTCTTCGGTCTTACCCTCTTTCCAGGTCAATTGACTGAACTGGTACATCTGCTCATAGTCCTGGTTCTTCCATGCCTGCAGAAAGGCTATTAAAACATCTTTCTTATCCATGATTACATATTAAATGGTTCATTTGGTGCACTGCTCGCCTCATCCTTCAACCTCTTGACCTCCTCTTCCGGATCGGTGGTGAAAGGTGATAGTGAAGCGGCTGTTTTCTGACTCAGGATAGGCTTCTGACCGGTGGCTATAACTAAGGTTTCAATAGCTTCACTCAGGTCGTTAGGCAGCTGATCGGTGAAGTTTATCTTGATCATATCATTCTCCAGCTGGTCCTCCAGCTTGATATTCGTATATCCGGCGATCCCTGCAGCAACCACAGAGACGCACCTGTTCAAAGCATCGAAGAAGATCTCACCCTTCTCCTCTCGCTTTATCAATGCGTCCATAAACAATAACCGGAGGGCTATCCCGGAGGCGGCAGAGATACCTTTCACATTATTGAAAGATAAATCCGGTGTGCTGGTCATGGAGAAGATCCCCTCATTGACCGTTTCTAGCTCTAGCTGGATAGATTCGGGTATATGATCCCAAGTGGCGTATTCAGCATCACCATGGGTGATCTTGCCATCCAGGTCCTGCTTCATCTCGAATTCAAGCATCTTACCTACATCTTCCTTCTTTGGAGCCTTCTTAACATCACCAAACAGCTTTAATAAAGGCTCAGCGAAGTAATCATTTGTATCGGCCAGGCGTGATATCCTGGTTTCAAAGCTATCGATCAGGCTCGCAACATCCTCCCATTCGGGAAGTTTCTGCTCTACATAGACTATTGGGATCTTCTTAAAGAGGTTATTTTCTCCCTTCTCATGGTCCCACCCAGAGTCGTTAATGAGGTAAGTGATGAAGTCCTTTGTGTAGATAACAGCCTTCTCAATAGACTTACCTTCAATATCCACTGTTGAGTACTTGCGGGTAAAGGCATCCATATCACCAAAGTCATCAAAATGGGGATAGAACTCACCGCCCTCATTGTTAAGCAGCTGGCAGCGTAGCTTCAGGGCTTTTGTTTTCTCTGGATCAGCCTCATCCTTGATGGGCTGTGGATAGAACAGGACCGCCGCCTTGGTCTCGGTCATACATGTGCGGGCGAGTCCCTTTAAGATTGTTTGCATCTTCAGATCCTTCACCCACACCTTAGTAAACTCCTCGATCGCATCGTTATTCTCATCTGAGGAGACGCTCATCTTACCTCCAAACAGGAAGTGAACAGCTGTCCGAATGATCTTCTTGGGAAAGGGGAATATCAGCTTTGCGACATAGAGCGTCTTTTCCTCACCGGTGGGAACACCATCATCATTAGTAACCTTGTAGGTCTTATTCTCACGCATACCCACCGATTTCAACCTACGGGTACGCTCACCTTTGTATTCTTCCAAGTACTCTTCCTGGGACCTCTCATCATTGGTATCTACGCATAAAACTTGGAGCAGCTTCTGGGGATTCTCAGAATGCTCTGCCAGGATTTCTTTTATGGAAGGCATTTATTCTTTAATTTAAAATATAGTTTAGTATCTGATATCTTTAAAAAAAACCCATTGAGGCCTTACTGGCAGAAGACATAGTTGATGCGGGTTCCAGATATTCGAAATATTCCCGCTCCATCCAGGCATCCATGAAGTCAGGCGAATGGCCGAGTATATCTTCAATCATCTTTGACTTGGGGATGATGCAGAGCTTACCATCTTCATCGACCTTATCCCGCTTGATAGCCCGGCGCTCCTCCATAAGGTGCTGCTCAATAGTCTTGGTACCAACCATCTTCCTGGCCACCCTCGGATCAATGTAGTATCCCATTCGGTTGATACGCTCGCCTAGCTTGTAATACATTTGGGTTTTCAGGTTCTTGTAGTTCTCCCGCATGACCGCACGGCGTCCGTTGTGAAAGGGATGGGCATTCGAGATAAACCCATCAATGAATCCACCCACGCCGTCATTGTCATAAACGATATTACCATTTGGCACGCTATAGGTGGAGGCCATCCTTTTAATTAGCTCAATCACTTCAGGCCCTTTGGATTTAGGCATCACTTCACAATCGATAAGGCGGAACCCATCCCATGCCATTACCACCAATAAATCAGAACCCTTAAGAGCAATATCAGCGGTGATGTACTTGTGGCCTCCGGGAATAGTGCTGTTCTGGAATGTTTCTTTGAGTTTATGAACGTTGATCAGATCGCTACCATCAATATGGACCTTCCAGTTGCCATGGAGGAGCTGCGCCTGTGTCGCTTCATCCTGGGCGAGGAGGTTACCAAGATAGCTGGGATCCACACGCAGGAGCTCCCGGTTTCCATAGATTGTTCCCGGGATAAAGGTGAGAGACTTAACTAGGTTATTAGGATCAATTGTGGGATCTGCTTCACGCAGGATATCCACGACATGCTGCGTCTGATCCAGCACCTCTTTTTTTGTGTTACCCCACACATATTCATCAGCGTCCTTTATGTAGTAACGTAGTTTCCCCGCTCTTTCGAGGATGGGAAATCCATAGCGGGGGTGGTTGTGATCTTGCTCTATCCACCAGGATATGTAGTTGGACACCCAGCTGTCTGGATCGGGGTTGCATGTGGTCCTAACGTATGGTTTTACTCCACTGGTGGACCGATTCCTGGAAAGTAGATATGTGAAAGAATGCTCAGAGAAATGTGTTAGCTCATCGAATCCAATAAAGGGAAGCTGGGACCCTTGCCAGTCCAGCACGTTCTTCTCATATTCCAGGTGTGAGAACTTTATCCGGGATCCCGTGGGGAACTTCCATTCGAAAAACGACTCGAATGGTTTTCCTCCAGCAATAGGGTATAGCTTCATCGAGTCGTCCCATAAAGCACCTTGCGCCTTGATCTGTGGGTAGGTCTTCCGGAAGATCACTCCTCCATATTCCGGATTGGATGAGTGGCGAAGAGACTCCATGAGGAGAGCGAAGGTTTTACCAGCTACGCTCCAGCCGCTCCTCCACCGATAGCTATATCGGCGGGGGACGAAAGGAATTCATATTGAAAACCCTCCTGTGGCTGGATTGCGTTGGTGTTTTCTATCATTAATACATTTCATTGGGTTCAAATATCACACCTTGCTTAACGTGGTTAGCAAACCTCTTTTCCTGAGCATCGAAATAGTCCTTGTCTATCTCGTAGCCCACAAAATCAAAACCCATGTCGTGTGCTGCTATCCTTGATGAACCCGAACCTAAATGAGTGTCTAATATCCTATCCCCTTCTTTGGCATAGTTCTTTAAAAGCCACCTGTAGAGGGCTACGGGTTTTTGAGTGGGGTGGATGCGGTTCTCTTTGTGTTTCA